TTATTTAGAATCCATTCCCAAACCATTCAGCATTGCATCAGCCGAAATCAGTTTGGAACTGCAATCCAGATGTGCATAAATGTTTGCTGTGGTTGAAAAATCGCTATGACCAAGCCACTCTTGAATCTGTTTCATAGGAACACCGTTTTTCAAAAGCAACGACGCACAGCTATGCCTGAGATCATGAAAACGGATATGCCTAAACCCGTTTGCTTTCAGCAATTTCGGAAAACTCTGCGTCACATAACCGGGTTTGATTAAATCACCAATTTCATTTACACAGACATATCCCAGATATTCTTTGATATAGCTTCGTCCGCATAAACGACGATTTTCCGCCTGCTCCTCTTTTAATGCAAGAAGTCTTTCCTTCACAAAAGGGACAAGCGGCAATGTTCTCCTGCTGGATTTTGTTTTCGTGGTATCAGACGCAACGATAACTTTTTTACCATCTACATTACATTGCGTAACCGTATGCCGTATCACAATGGTATTCTCCTCAAAATCAATCGCATCCCATTTCAGACCAACCGCCTCACTGCGACGTAATCCATAGAAAGCACCAAAAAGAATCGGCAACTCCAACTTCGTTCCTTTCGCTGCTTCAAAAAGTGCATTGATTTCATTCGCATCATAAAAGCTGCCTACATACTGCTTCCTTTTCGGGCGTTCCACCTTATCTGCCGGATTTACCTCAATCAAATCAATCTTTACAGCATATTTCAGTGCTTTATGAATATTGGCATGATAATGAATGACAGTTGAGGCACTGACGCGTTGCAGCTCATGAAGGTAAAACGCTTGAATATCTTTTGCCGTTAAACCTTGAAGTGTAATTTTTCTTTCTCGGAAGTAAGGTATTATGTTTTTATTAACGATTTCCGAATAAGAAGAATATGTCGGAACCGCAACCGATCCCTTGATAATATTCAGCCAGCTTTCCATGTAATCCGAAAATAACATATTCGCCTCTATTCGCTTTGGTTCTTCCGGAACAAAATCACGTTTTATATCTGCCAGAATTTTTTCAGCACGCCTTTTATTTCCTTTTATGGGCAATCCTGTAGATACCCATTTTGACTTTCTTTTTCCGGTATAATCCTTATAATTCAATACAGCGTAATAGTAACCTTTCTTTTCACTAATATGTCCTGCTACCATAGTAAATACTCCTTTCCATAAAGCAGAAACACCTACCTGTACCTGAATTATATTATAACAGAACTTCACTGGCTTCTCAAAAAATTCAAGCCAAATTTATCATTAAATAGATGTTTCTTCTCCGCCGATACATAAATATGTAAAAAGATGTGCCTTTGGAATACGATACGCCCTGCCTACCTTTAGACAGCAAATTTTCTTTTCCCGCAAAAGTCGATAGCCCGTTTTCGTACTAATTCCGAGAACCTCGCACATCTGCTCAACCGTCATGATGTCCGGATACTCTTTCAGCATGAGCTTATAGGCATCCTTTTGAGAAATATTCGACTTCCCCATATATCTCACCTCCCTGTTTACCGTTACTTCAGTCTTCTCTAAACATAAGAACGGGGAAACCCTCCATTGATAAGGACTTTCCCTTTCCTATATTTTTATAAAGCAATAACCCTGTGTCTCCGCTTTCTGCAATTACATACATCGTTTTGTTTTTTTGCTGATTGAAATGAAATCTCCAATAAATATAAATCTCTTGCAGACGGCAAAATGCCCATAGGAATCCCACCTGTCCCCTCTTGGCGACCTGCTCCCATTGCCTGCGACGGTTGTTATCACGCTCGGACTGTGGCTGAACAGAAGTTTCTTTCAATGTTGCCTGCAAGTTGCGTATTCGGTTTTCAAATATCCCTGCGAATTTACCTCGCATATAATATCCCGACAGAAATTTAAAAAAATCGAATTTTTCAAAAAAAAATAATTTTTTTGAATTACATAAAAAAAGCCATTTCTGATGAAATGACTTCTTCTCAATTTATAGTTTATGTTACGGCTTCTTTGAAAAAATTACACCGCCTCAAAATCCAAAATCTTCTCCAACAGCTTTGCCTCCAATCTGTTCTTCAGCTCATAGTCAACAAAGAATTGTGTCATACCAAACTCATCTGTATATGGACGCAAGCTCAATTTCCTTATGTAGCTTTCATAATGGGCAAAAATCAAATTGATTGCATCCACATCTCCTTCGGAGGCTCTTTTTACAATTTCATATTCAATCAGCTTCTCCTGTTTTGTTTTTCTCATTCTTCATACTCCTCCATAAATTTTCTCATTTTTTTCAAATTATTGTTTTTGTGGTAGTTGACCGTACTCTGCCCCAAATGCAGCATTTTTCCGATTTCTTTATCCGTCATTCCCAAGAAGAATGACATCAAAACAATATTCCTTCCTTTTTCGGTCAGTGACAAAACAGCTTCGGCTATAAGCATATTTTTAATGGTAATATTAAAACCCATAACCTTAATTGAGAAAATATCCTTTATTTCTTCCTGCCCCGCCTTCTTATGCTCTAAATCATAGCCATAGATAAGTATAAGCTCCGAAAATAAAATCTCTTTTGCCATTTTTCTTAAAATCATTTTTTTGTAATCTTTCATCTCGCACACAAGAACCAGTTTGCAAAAACTGTCAAACTGATGCTCGATACGTCTTTTATCAGAAGGAGATAATTCCATAGGACTCACCTCCTTCCGTTATTTAGCTTCGAAATTTCTCCCACTAAATATCCCGAAAAAATGAAAGCAAGTATCGAATTTTGCGAAAAAATTTTCAAAAATTTTTGGATAGTAAAATTCTTGTTTCGCTCTTAATGTCGCATAAAGAAGATTTATCAATGCAATATCATCACAAAACATGACAGTGATAGGCATAAAAAAGGCGTTCACCGTTTCCGATGAACGCCCAACCTACTGGTTATTCGTTTTGTTCCTATTTATTTTTCTGTTTTCACAGGGGTTACTGCTTTCGTAATGGTTACTGTTTTCGTTTCAGCGTTCCAAGCGGTTGTTGCGCCAAGCTCATCTGCCACGAAGCGAACAGGAACGAAGGTACGGCCATTGATGATAACGGGAGCAACGCCGTATTTTTCAATCGTCTTGCCGATTGTCATCTTAATTTCCTTACCATCAATCACGAGAGTAACTTCTTTTGTTTCTGCGTTCCAAGCAACCTTGCCTCCAAGAGATTCTGTTACAAATCGAATCGGAACCAGAGTTCTGTCGTTCATGATAACAGGTGCAGCGTCCTTTTCGTAAGCCTTACCGTTTACGAACATCGTCTTGCTGCCAATCTGCATTACTACGACTGTCTTCATTTCCTCAGCGGGCTTGCCGGGTTTGGATGCAGTCTGCTTAAATGCAGCCTTTACTTCCACCTTAGATGCAGGCATGGTAAAGGTATATTTGCCATCGCCCTTATCGGTCAGCTTAATTTCCTTGCCGGCCTTATCGGTTGCTTTGATTGTATCAAGCACATAGCCATCGTTTGCCTTTGTTGTAATAGTTACAACACTGTCCTTTGCCGCTCTTGTCTTATCGGACGTAACCTTGCCGTTATCTGCGGAAGAAATGGTTACGGCATATTTTGTTACGCCGCCGCCGCCACCGCCGCCGCTGCTGCCGCCTGTGGAGCCGCGCCCGACGCATTCATGGATGTGCCGGAGGGCAGCTACTATGAGAAAGCGGTTGACTGGGCGAATCACCGCCGGCACAGGTGATAATTCCTTCATGCCGGACGGCATTTGTACCCGTGCGCAGATTGTAACCTTCCTGCACCGCGCTCGCAGCATGTAATGAATGGATGCTTTTATACCCGCTAAAATGCTAACGGATAGAGCATCAATATGAAAATGCCGAACCGCCCGAACCGAGGTTATCGCCCCGATTCGGGCGGTTTGCTGTTGGTAATAACCAAAAAGGGAAACTCCTTCTGTTAAGGAATTTCCCTTTTTTCTCTTATAAGCACTCACCGTTTCACATGCCGACGGATGGCATCCAGCAGCTCCTGCTCCTGTATGGGCTTGGAAAGGTGCTCCACCATACCTGCCTCTCTGCTTTGTCTCACATCGTCATAAAATGCGTTTGCCGTCATGGCAAAAATGGGAATCTCCGCCGCATCCACACGGTTCGTTGCATGGATTTCCCTTGCTGCCGTCAGCCCATCCATCACAGGCATCATCACATCCATCAGGATGACATCAAAGGTGCCCGCCGCCTTCGTACGGAATACATCCACAGCCTCCTGTCCGTTATATGCCGTTGTTACAGTGATTCCTGCCTTTTTCAACAGGAACTCCGCAATCTCCATATTTAACTCGTTATCCTCCACCAGCAGCACATGCACGCCCTCCAGAGAAGCAGCATCGGCAGGCTTTGCGTCCTCTTGCGGCTCCGTATAATCAACATCTATCCGGAATGGAATCGTCACAGAAATTGTTGTGCCGACATTCTGCTCACTTTTCAGTGAAATCGTTCCCTCCATCAGCTCTACCATCTGCTTCGTGATGGCAAGTCCAAGCCCCGTACCGGTAAAGGTTGTCCGTGCGTCCGTATTTTCCTGCGAAAACGGTTCAAAGGCATGCACGAGAAATTCCCTGCTCATGCCGCGCCCCGTATCCGCACAGGTGAATTTTATCACCGCGCGCCCATCGGAATACGAAACATCCTCAGAAGCAAACGTGACTGCTCCGCCTGCGCGGTTATATTTCACCGCATTGCCGCCGATATTCTGCAAAACCTGTTTCAGATAAAGCGGACTGCCAATCAAATGACGATATTTATGCTTCCCCATCTGCATCTGAAAATGGATGGCATATTCCTGCCCCTGCATCTCAATGATACTCGTTGTTTCTGTCAAAAGCTCAATCAAATCAAACGGCTTATTTTCCGGTTTCATTTCACCGGATTCCAGCTTGTTCATATTCAGCACATTATTAACCAACTCCATCAGAAAGCCGGATGCCTGCATTACCTTATGACGGCACTCCGCCTGCTTTTCCATGTCATCCGCATAATACTCGGCAATCGCAGTCACGCCCCGAATCCCATTCAGCGGCGTGCGAATATCATGGCTCATGCGGCGTAGAAAATCCGTCTTTGCCATATTGGAGGTACGCAGCTCACGCCCCTGCCGCTCCAGATAATTGATGTAGCTTCTTGTCACTCGCGTGAGCAGCAGGAGCGCTGCAATCAGAATGAGCGCAAATTCTGCCATAGAAAGCGGTAAGGTTTTATTCGCGGCACGAATTTTATAAGAAACGAGAATATCATATTCCCCCATTTTTTCATAGACAACATAACGGCTGCTGTTATGGAACGAAACCGTTTTCTGATAGCGTTTTCCTTCCTCCAGAGAATCCTGTATTCTGTCTTCAGGAAAAATCTCATACCCCAGTATATCATCATTCGTTGCGGCAATCACCGTTCCTGTCGCATTCTCCACAACATAAATCGACATACCTTCAACCAGCGGCAACCGCCCCACAATCTTGCTGATATCGCTGCTCTGCATCCATTCCAGCAATCTGTCCGGCGTTACGCCAATCTGCACCAGTGCATTGTCATTTTCTGCCCAGACCATCGCATACATCATAGGCTTGCCCTCTGCCGTATTCGGCGTTACATCCTGGCAAAGGGAAAGCGTGTGGTCAGAAAGCATAGGCTTGAAAAAACCGATCTGTTCCCCTGAATCCATTGTAAAGCCATAATATTTAGGGACAGATCCGTTAATGATTTTACCTTTTTCATCAAACACATGCACCTCGTCCACCCCTAACAGCTTCGCCAGCGCAACAAAATCATCTGCCTCCTTGTAATCCTCCCAGCCATGTGTAATATAATCCGCCGCGATATTCGCCCGAATAGTATATTCCTCCTTCAGCGTATCCTCCAGCTGCTGAAAGCTCCTTTCATTTTCCGTAATCAGTTCCTTCATTTGATCCAGCATCAGCCCGCAGGACTTCTGCGCATTTTGCCCGTTGTTCGCGTACTGCAAAAGAGAGCAGCCAATAAATAAAAACAGAAAAATCAGAAGTGCCGTGATATTCATACGGTGTGATCTGCGTTTCTGTCCCATATCTGCCTGATTTGTCTGCCGGTCTCTCTTTTTTTCAATCCTTCCACTATCTGCCATGTTTTTCTCCTCATTGCATAAGCCCGTCTGTATCGAATCCTGTTTCATGGATATCTCTCAAATTATCATAACACGCTGATATTTTATTTACAACTTTTATTCATAAATCCGAACTATTGGCTCATTATATACAGCAGCAATCAGGGCAAAGCTCTCTGTGCAGCGGATAAAGGGCATCCCAATAAAGAAAACATTCGCATATTTTAACAAAGCCTTATTCTGGAGACAGCCGCTAAGCGTCACTATCTAACCCCAAAAATCATCAGGAATATCCGAAAAACGTTGATTTTAAAGGCTTTCTAAGTATCGTTTATGACTATGTAAAATTTATCGAATTCATACAAAACTTGTCCTACGGTGGCAAATCGGTGGCAATGCCACCCACGCGGTATCGGTATAATCCTAGGTCAACAACTACACACAGAGTTTTTACAGGAGGGAACAAACATGAAGAAAATCGAAGGTTTATATCGCAGCTACTGCCACGAAAGAGAACTGGAAATGCAGGAGTATCACACAGGAGGGAACAGGATGAAGGAATTGCAGGAATTTTTGAAAAGCAAGCTCAATGCGGAAGATTATTTCACTGCGGAAGAATTGCTGAATGATTTGATTGCCGAGACGGAAGAAAAAGGCTTTGCCGCAGGTGCCAAATACACCGCCGGTCTTGGGAAGGAATTGTTTGCTGAATAAAAAGAAGGGGCGGAGTAATCCGCCCTTTCTATTATTTTTAATATGGTTCTGTCATCAAGCCATATTTCATTCTTCCAATAGAATCCGTCAGCTTAAGAATTGTAATACCGACACTATCAATAACTTTTACATACGCCTCTGCATCTTCTTGCGAAATATAACGATTCAATCCTTTCATAAGGGCATCCAATGCATCCATATTTTTTCGTACTTTGGCAAATATTTTTTGATACTCCGGATTCCTGGGAATATCTACCACCTGTCGCCTTTCCGGCTTTTCCTTTTGCGCCACTCTGGTACGGAAATAATGGTTGACCAATTCTCTTTGTACCGACCAAGCCAAATCATCCGTAAAGGATTTGACCAGCATAAGGTAGCCCGTTTCTGTTATCAAATGCAACTCGTTAATTTTACGACCGACGAAATTCGTCGCTTGTTTATAATCCCTTAGCGCATCCCCTATCAAAACAAAATAATCTGTTCCCTCTATAAATCTTTTTCTGTTTTCTCTAAAGTTTCTGGATGCAGTTCCGACCGCCCTTTGATGAACAGTATCAATATCGGCAAATGTTACCACTCTCTGCCCTGCATATTCTTTTATGCAAAGTTTCTTTTCTGCAATCGTTAATTCCATTTTAGTCCCTCCTTGATTTTCAGCCTTACTGTTGTTATAATCAAGGTAACCAGTGGTAAGGCTCACTGGCTACCCTCTGCCTTACAGGGGATGAGTAGCTATCTATTTGCGGTAGGAGCTACTCATTTTTTATTTGTTGATGTATTCGATGCATTCAACAATCTGCTTGTCATTAAACCCGTTGGCTTTTAACCATTCAATCAATCTGACTATTTGGCTTGCTGTCATTTCCATTTCCTCACTTCCTTTCCTAAGAGGTTGTTTCCTCTGCCTTACAATGATAGTATATCAAATACTGCGTACGTTGTATATTGACATTTCGCACAAACTTCGTACGTTGTTTTTGTTAAAATATACTATGTACGTTGTAGCATTTATATGATATAATCATATCGTAGGGTGGAGAAGGGAGGTTTTTATGGAATACTCCGAAAGCAAGAAAAAATACAATCTTGAATATGCTAAAAAGAAATTAAAACGTATCCCTCTTGATGTCCAAGTGGAAAAATATGAGGAAATCAAAACCGCTGCCGCAACATCAGGCGAAACTATCAACGGCTATATTAAAAAAGCCATTGATGAACGGATGCAACGGGATAAAGGTAATCAGTAAAATTTTGCCCCTCTTTCGAGGGGCTTTTTCAGTAAAAATTTAATCAAATTCTATTTAAATTTAATCAAACTCTATTTATTTTCGCTTAAGCTTTCAAAATTCTATAGAATTACTGTAAGTATACTTATCATTTCTTCGTCAACACCGCAACGCTGCCCTTACTGGTAACATTATACCCGATAGCATCCGCCACATCTCGAATTTTGATATAATTTGTTCCATCCTTCAGGATCCGTTCCACCGTATACTCCTTGCCATTGATAATCATTTTGCATTTTTCTACCACTTCATCATCCCTCATTTCGTATTGAAATACATCCTCGACCAACAGCCAATGCGTGAATTTATTGCACCGCAGGGGGACTTCTCGCACGCCGTAAGCCGATCCATCCGCCGCCACATAATACGGGTGTCCATTCTTCATCCCGGTATAAACCCCGATATGCCCCTGCATCCAGACCAACGCCCCGATGGGTGCTTTTTCGATGGTGGAAATGGGGTTGATTTTGGTTGCCCTTGCCTTCCACTGGCCCGAACCGAGCGTCACGCCACACGCCCACGAAATCAGTCCGCTGCAATCCACGCAGACCTTGCCGATTTTCTCCCTGTCACTCAGCCAGACCATTTTCCCGTAGGTATTTTTCAGAAATTTATAGTTCTGCTCCGTCATAACCTTGCCCTTCATGCCGTAAACATAGGGCGTGCCGATTTTGGAGCGGCAGAAGGCTACCAGCTCCTTGCCTGTCATTTTTTTCGCCATATAATCACCCCTTTACAAGCTCTCTGACTGTTTTATTTTCCTTCAGCAGCTTTCGCATTTCCTCCAGTGCCTCATCCACCCACAGGGAGAAGGTGTCAAAGGATACCGCCATAGCCAATGCAGGGAACCGCTGGATAAATAAATCGTAGGTCTGCCGTAGCTTCAGCTTCCCTGTGCCGCTCCCCAACTCCGCTTCTGCCTGTGTGACCGCCCACAGCAGCCATTCCTTTACCCTTTCTCTCTGCTCGGATGTTGGCATTTTCAGAAAACGCCCGATGCACACACCGACCATCCCTGCAACCGCCATCAGCGCAACCACCAAATACCAATTTTCCATTAAAAACATCATTCTTTCTCCCTTCTTTCTTTTTTTATATAAAAAGCGCCCGATTTCTCGAACGCTCTTTCTGCTTATGCGCTTGCCTTCAAAAACAGCAATCTGAATGTTTCTCTCCCTTTTGGGGTAATCAAGGTCTGCGTGCCGGTATAACTTTCCCTCTTTTTTTGATGGCACGAGAATAACTTCCAGTTTCATCAATCCAATCCTGTAAGATTTTTCTTTCCCCTTCTATCTCAACAATGCAATTATCTGTTCTGTTTCTGCTTTGCTCCTTCATTGTTGACCATCTACAATTTTCAGGGCAATAGTTTCCATCCACATCAATTCTGTCTATAGTTAAACTTTCATCATAGCCAGAATTAAGTGCCCATTCTGCAAAGTCTACGAAAGAATCTTGCCATCTCGAACAAACCTTTATCCCTCTGCCTCCGTAATTTTTATACTCCTTGTTTTTTTCATTTCCACAGCGGTCTTTCATATTTTGCCAACAGCGGTATAATCTGGTATCATGCTGTCCATGCAAAAATTTTAAATTTCTTGTTACCTCCCTTCTTATACAACCGCAACTTTTTGTTCTATGATTTACCAAATTACTTCCTCGGACAATAATCTCTTTACCACAATCACATACACATCTATACTGTGACAAATCCCCCATTTTACTTGTTCGTTCCCTTACAACCAACTTTCCAAATCTTTGCCCAATTAAGTCCTTTTTGCAAACTTCCGAAGTCCGTTCTCTTTGGAGACACCCGCACGATTGAGTATGCCCCGAATTAAGATGGCTGCTGCTTACAATTATTCTATTGCCACAATCGCATTTGCATATCCATCTAATTCTATTGTGTTTATCCCGTTCTGCAAGTCCAACAACACAAAGTCTTCCAAATTTTTTTCCTGTTAAATCAGCAAATCTACCCATAATTTTCTTAACCTCCCTTCTGTATGGTTCTAACCTCATTGCCGTTGTAGTTAAAAACCTGTAAATTATTCATACTTTCACAACCCTTCTTTCTCGAACGCTCTTAATCACTTCAACAATTTCACCGCAAAGCTGCTGAATTTTTTCCATTTCCTCACGCTTTGCATAATTTGTTATTTCAGAGGATATTGTCAAATATTTTTCATCAAATTTAATCAGCATATTTAAACCTCCCTTAAATCATCTTGCTTACCAAAGTTACCAGTGCCAAAACCAAGCCCATCAAAAAGATAAAATGTACCATTAGCTTAAAAATATCTTTTTTCATATTGCACCGTTGGAGTTTTTCATGTATTATTACTGATAGAAGGTTGGGGCTTTCGCCCCTCCCTCTATGTAATGAGTTTGATTAGGATTAAAACCCATCCTACCAATGAGATTATCCTAATCATGAGCTTTTCAAGTTGTTCCACCAGCTTGATTAGCTCTTTTATTTTGTCCTCCAACGTGTCACCTCCTTTCTATGTCTATATAATACACTATAAAGTGTCTTTTGTCAACTATTTATTGCAACTTTTTAATGTATTTCGCAAAAAAATATTTGACTTTAGAAACTATTTAATGTATTATCATTATAGAAAGGAAGTGATTTTATGCCAATCTCTATGGGAGAAAAGATAAAGATTGTCTTAAAGCGTCGCAATATTACTACTACAGAACTTGCAGAAAAAATCGGAACTTCTCGCCAAAATTTAACTAATAAATTCAAACGAGATAATTTTTCCGAAAAAGAAATTCTGCAAATCGCTCAGGCTTTGGATTGCACTTTTGAAGGTACTCTTATCCTAAATGACTCTGGGGAAGTGATTTAAGCAAATCATATCTTTAAGACCGCCCCTCGCGGTCTTTTTTCATTCCTCCTTCTCCCTTCCTTCCGCTCGCCGTTTCCTGCGTTCCTCTGCCCTGCGTTCTGCCTGCTCCACGCCCTTATCGTACAGCTTCATCAGCCCGCAGATGCCCAATTCCGTACCGAACAGCACCAGTGCGGACGATACGATGGATGAAATATCAACACAGAAACACGCTAAAATAATACCCACAACAACAACGCACACACAAAACGATAGGGACAAAACCACAATCGTTGTCATGGTATCGTTATTGATTTTAAAACAAATCCGTCTGCGTTTTTTCATCATAAACCGCCGCCATTCAGCAGGAACCCGATTGCCGCACCGACAACCACCGCAATCGCCTTATCAATCAGCCCATCCCAACGCTTTGCCGGCTTAGAGACCAGCTGCTTCACATCGTCCTTGATTTCCCCGACATCCGTTTTGATATGCTCCTGCTCGTTTTGCAGGACCGAAAACGCATTTGTCAGCTCCTCAAGATTGTCCTGCCGCTTCTCCATGCGGTCAATGCGCTTGTGTGCGCTTTTCGTGCTGTCCAGTGCCTCCTGCACCATTTTTTCTATTGCTTCCATGCTGTCATCCCCTTTCTCAACTCTGCACCTGTGCCGCTGTAACATGGTGCGGATTGTTAAAATCATTCAAATGCTGTTGGAGCAGTGTCATAACCGATGCCGCATTGATGTACGCAGAGGACGCAAGCGAACCGCTTTTCACGCCACTGGTAACGGATGCCGCAAGCGTGGGAATGAAATCCCCCAGCTCCACCTCATTGTACTGCTCCAGAAGGCAATCCCATTCATAGGAAATAACCTTCGCCTGCTTCTGAAAGCCCATCCTCGTATTGATAACCGTCACCATATCCCCCAGAAAGACCTCCTCCAGAACGGCATACTCCCGATACTCCACCGTCTTTTCCAGTGCCACAAAGTCCACCTTGATGTTAATACTCGGAATGTCGCAGCCTTCATCCAACAGCTTTTGTGCCTCTGCCTGCACCTCGGAGAGCGTCTTATTTTCATCCCCTAGGGTATAAATCTTCGGGTAGATATAATCGCCCAGATGGGGGCTATTGAGAGTCGCAGAGCCGTTCTTGCCGTAGCAGATAATGCGCGTCTTGACCTCCGATTCATCCTCCGTCACCTCAAGCCCGACAAGGTTTTTGCCGTAGCGGATGGAAACGCCCCTGTCCTGCCCCAGTGCCGCCTTGACGGATACCCGAAAACCATCCCGCAGCAGCTCGCCGCCGTAGCCCTTGACAAACGAGGTTGCTTCGTCATCATCCGATAACAACGCCTGTACGGGATTCATACGCCCTGTTGTGAGCGTTCCTGTGATGGAAATATCCGTATCAAAGGAAAAGGGCATGGGATAGGCAAACGCCGCCTGTAGTGCCGCCAGTGCCGCCGTAGCCGTACCGCTGTGGCTGATTGGTTCGCACTGGTTGTCCAGTAAATCATAAAAAATATGCCTTGCGTTGACCGCAATCTCCTTCATGCTCGGCTTGACGTAATAAATGCGGAACGGCTGCATCCCTCTTGGCGTGGAGGCGTAGAGAATCCGCCCCCGTTCAATGCGTTTCCACTTGCCGCCCTCATCGTATGGGTGCTTCATCTCCAGCTCATACGCTCCGTTTAATTCTTCTTCCACAATACAAGAGCCGGGAACCAACGCCCCCAGCCCGATTGTGTCAAATGTCTTTGCCGTTTTTTCGTGAATGGTAATCATAACATCACTCCATCATTCCAACCAATTCCTGATACTGCTCCTCTGTGATGCGGTTCGCCATCAGAAATACGTCTAATTTGTTCAGCATATCCTCTTTGTCGTATGCACCTCTGCTAATCAGTTTTTTCAGTCTTGCGTATGTCATAACTATCTCTCCTTTCAAATCTCTAATTCCTTCATGCAAACCAAATAGTCTACATTGATTGCTGTGTCTAAAATTGCCTGTTCTGTTTCTGTCAACTGTGGTTCGGGGGTGGGTTCTGGTTCGGGCGGTGTGTATTCCGAAAACGTAACAGTTTCTGGGTCATAAATCATGCCAAGCGTAACAGTTTCATCGCACGGAATAGCCGTCACAGGATTGCCCGATGGGTCTGGTGGATAGTAGGGTTCTACTTCTTGGTTCTTCAGAACGTCAATCACTCTGTTTTGTAAAATCATTGCATAGTTTTGCATATTTCCACCCCCTTTCTACCATTCGATAATTACAATACCGTCTCCGCCTTTCCCTCCGTCACCATTATATTTGCTGCCGTCTCTTGACCTGCCGCCTGCACCACCACCGGCTCCGATACCGCCAGCCCGTCCGTCACCTGCATAGTTACCCGTAGTCGCATAGCCGCCGTCTCCGCCTCTTCCAAATCCTGCACCGCCGCCTCCGCCACCCTCGTATGTATTGTCGGAATAATATGTGTCTGAACCTTTAAGGCCGCCGTTAGCCATCGGGCTGTCCATTCCGTTCATGGCTGCTGAACCGCCAGGCGAGCCTCTATGCGATTTCGATGTACCACCACCTCCACCGTCTAATGTCACTATGTTGCCAATAACAGTCGCACCGCCGTCATTGCCTTTTGCACCATTACTAGCTTTTGCACCTGCACCACCTTTGCCGATTGTAATAGGAATAACCGTTCCAGACACAACGGAATATACTTTTTTAATTACCCTGTCGCCCCCTTGTCCGCCACTGGCATCATAACGGCCGCCACCGCCGCCAGCACCAAAAGCAGTCACCAAAATCTTCGTTACACCAGTAGGAACAGTGAACGTGCCATCTGATGTGAATGTTTGTGCGCCATGTGGTGTAAATAATAATTTATCCAACGACTGAAACCCACTTGTCCCAATCGTACTATTCAAATAGGCTTTAATCTTTTTCTCCAGCGCACCTTCCACATCCCCACGCCCTGCCAAGGTTTCCAAAATCCCCCAGAACGTATCCACGCCGTACTCTGCCGCCTTGTCCCCCGGCTCGCCAAAGGTTGTGGCAATCTTGTGCATCGTATCCAGTGCGTCTTGAATCTCCTGAAACAGCACCACCAGAACGCCGTATTCGTTCTCACTTTCAACGGAATCCGTCCAAGGAATTGCCGCCGTTACATAGATTTCAAACACCTGCGTAGACAAAATCTGACCGCCTGCGTTCCATACGGAAATCTGTGCCTCAACCGCCTTTGCCTCGGATAAAATTTCATTCGTTAGGGCAAATTGACATCTGCCCGCAGTCGCATCCGTCACCTCCCCCTGATTAAAAAATGTGCCGCCGTCCGCCTTTCTGAACGTGATACGCACCTGCTCGCCTGTCAGATTGATTGGCACACCGTTTTCATACAGGCACACATCCAGATATCTGGATTTTGTATCATTCTGCACAGGGCGAATCCCAATGCTGTTCGGCTTTTTGTTCACATCAATTTCCAGCCGATTATACGTTTTTGCCAT